GCAGAAGCACTTGGGGTTACAGTAGACGATCTTAAAACTAAAACCGATGATCAAGAATTTTCACCAGTACGACAGACCACATCAGCCGTGTTCGTTCCTTTGTATCAAGGGAAAACAAAAGTGAGAGAGTTGAACGATGCCTATGCAGCCCGATTGGGTTTTAATAGGTTAGCTCACCAACAAATTAGAAAACCAAGCTTTTTGGAGTATTCTGATACTGCTTACGCCATGACGATTTATGGGGACCACATGCAGCCGCGTTATCGTGAAGGTGATATAATATATGCAGATCCACAGTTAACACCACAAGATGAGGACGATGTAGTAATATCGTTTAAGGTGGATGGATCTTTTGTCGGTGTGGTGAGAGAGTTAGTAAATATGAACGCCAATAATATAACGTTCAAAGACCTACAAACAGGAGAAACCAAGATGTTTTCTCTTAATGATCTATACGCTGTTCATGTGGTTGTTGGATCACAAAAATATAGACCAAATCAATAAAATAAAATTGTAAAACTGGCCTGGAAATGTTATTGTTTTCTGAGGCCAGTTTACACAAACTAGCCTCACGAAAACCTCAGTGTAATGTTATGATGTACTCGTCTTTATAGACATCTTCAGGGCGTATCTGGCGGTAATGTTTGTCAGTCACATCACTGCCAACCTTATGCCCAACAAGCACCTGTACATGGTCCTTGCTTTTGTTCTCATTAAGAAGCTTGTTGATGTAAAACCTACGCAATCCATGAAAACCAAACTTTTTCACATTTGCCTTAACACAGGCTTTGTGTAGTACCGATTTTAACACATCACTTGCTGCGAATAAATTAGCTTTGGCATTGGTAAACAGCCATTGACTATCGCTAACTGATTTAAGCTGTGCCAAATCATCTTTGAGGTCTTTGCTTATTCTAACTATGCGATTGCTTCCGGCGGTCTTAGTATCGCCTAGCTCACCCCTGTCATTGCTTAGTCTAATGTGGATCTTATCACCGTCGATAGCATCCCACCGGAGAGCAAGTATCTCACTGATCCTCATACCGTTTGCAGCGGCAAGCTTGATCATAACTTTCTTCCAATGCACCCCTGTCACATTCAGTATTGCAAGAACTTCCTCTTCAGTTGGTGTGTAACGCTCTTGTGACTCCCGCGTTTCTAAAGGATCAAGGTCAACACAAGGATTGTGTTGCACCAAGCTTTCTTGCCGGAAAAACTTAAATATCCTACGCAGAGTCCCGACGATTGTGTTTGCATACTGTGGAGACATTCGCTTCTCTAGTTCTTTTTGGAATTTCATTACGTTTTGTGTGGTAATGTCCTCAATATCCATATTGCCGAAATGCGGTAGGATATGTTTGTTAATATGCACCAAAAGAGTTGTGCGCCTGTTAGGTCTTAGTCTACGCCCATATTTTGAGTCACTCTTAAAGTTCTCAACTCTTTCGTCTATCTCAGCTTTGTAGAGCGTAATTAGATCCACCAGAAGTGAGGATTGCTCTTTATCTAACGTGCCATTGTATTTTAGCTTTATGTCTTGTTTTTGCGCCCACGCTATCGGCTCTCTGCCCTTTGGAACTTGTCGCATTTTCTCAGTGTTGGTTTTCTTATCCATATATCGGATTACATAGGTTTGCTCACCCCTGCGTTCTCGTAAATGTAATTTAAGGTATTTACCTTCCCATAGTGCCATATTTTCTCCATTCATTATCTTATCAGGTAAAGACTGTTTTACCCTTTTATCTTGTTATTCTATTCATGTATGAATGGTTATGTCCATAAAAAAAGAGGCGTACCCCACACGAGATACGCCTAACTTATTGATAACAATGTAATTTAAATTATATTCACGCAATATTCACGTTATAGGTAATATTCTTTTGCCAAGGTAAATGTCGTGAGTTCGAATCTCATCGCCCGCTCCATCATTTTACCAGTAAAAACAACAACTTACGGCAAGTTATTTTGGAATATTTTTGCGGTAAGATTAGAATACTCGTGACCAAAATGGCTTGGTCACTGGATTGCATTTACTTTTCGTGACCATTACTTGAGCCACTCATAGATTCTAAATGTTTGATCTGTACGCTCATCTAAGTGATTATACCCGCCATTTACCTTCTTGGTTACACGTTTGCATGTGTCTTTGTTCACACCCTCGTCACAGATTTTCCAAAGCCCTCGCCGCTTATTGAAATACCACAAGGCGCTCTCCATAGGATAGTGTGACGCGATTAGTTGTGGTTCATCCATCACGTCCGGCAAGCGCATATCACTGGCAAACTTACGCACGTTTGCACGTCCCGTAATTTGCAGAAATCCGCGTCCACGAAATGCCCATCCATCACCAGGACGAGTATTACCTAATTTATTTTTTGCCCCGCGAAATTTATCCATATACACATAGTTTGCAAGGGCTTGCGGGTTCCTAGCATATGGTTTTGCATCTGCACGACTTTTAAAATATCTGCCAAACTTTTCCATTAAACGCTCAACGGAGTAGTTGAGGTTTTCTTCAACGGCTTGAAAGCTCATACTTTCAATACACACCTGTCCTAAGAAATGTGCAGCCCTATTCCTCGACAAATCATAATGCTTCATAATGCCTTTTGCTGTATTAGGCCCAAATTGACCATCTGGCGTACACCCACAACGTTGCTGTAAGTTTCGTAATCCTTCACTCATTATCTTTCTCCACTGGTTTACGTCCCCACTGCCTTTGGTATCCATCTGCTTCATAGCTCTCAGCCCACTTATTCTCAGTATATGTCGCAAACTGAATTAGCATTTCGTTCTCTTGATAAAGTTGGTCAATCCACTCAGAATTATCTTTAACCTGGGTTTCTAGATGTTCGATCCGGTGAGCTTGTTTACTCACCCACCAGACGCCACCCACCAATTGCACTAACATGGCAAGCACAAGGCCAAGAGGAAGCTTTAAATCGCTCATTTCTTCACACCGTAGTACTTAGACACTGCACGATTACCAAACCAAAAGCTCATTATTGCAGCAAACAAGCCTTGCGTTTCTGGCGTCCACATCAGCGGTATTGCATCTTGCCAGTTTCCACCTTCAGCCATTACTTTGAGCATTACGACTATTTGTACGGCAACGAATAAAGCAAAAAAAGCATAAGTAATAACGGGGCGTACACTGCCTCGCAGCCCATTAACAAAACCTCCGGCGTCAATTGCATCATGCTTGTACAACCCCTCAGTTTCTTTGATCTCCGCTTGCTTATCTATGATGTTTAATTTTAGCTCATTGCGCTTGGTCATCATGTCCATTTCAACGCTCATTCGCTCAAGGTTGTGCTTATGATCTTGGCTTGCTTTAAAGTAGTTAAGCACCTCTGGCAAAAACGACGTACCGAACCCAAGCAAACTGCCTAGTAATGTCATCATTGGTCACTCTCCATTTGCATGGTTGTTTTCTTTGTTTCTGCTTTTGCTGAATAAGCATTAAAACCCATAAAAGCTGCCACAACGCCACTAGCCGCAATGACGTAAACACTCGCTATGTCTGTAATTAGGCTTGCCGCTTTGTCGAAACCCAAGACTGACTCAAGCAAGATGATAAACGGATAGATTAGCATACCCATTAAAGCAAAACCTGTGAACCTACGCTCTGCATTCCGCTTTAAATCACGGTCAATCATTTCTAGGCGTCGATCTTCAAGTGCAATCTTGTTCCACTCTGCCTTTTCGATTACGCCGTTTCCGTTAGTGTCAGCTTTTTCAAACTCTGTCATTAGCTCGCCTCGCTATTTTTAACGCAATCTTGCGCTCACGAGTGATAACCACCACTCGCCCTTTACTGTCATAAACAACAAACTTTTTCTTAATTTCTCTGAGTTTCAAAGCTCTAGTTTAATGCACACAACTTTTGATTTATCGCTTGTCACAAGAACGCTTGCGTCCTCTTTGGCTATCTCGCAAACCTCTTGCTTGGTGTAGCTTCCAATGTGGTAGTGTTCGAACCCAGACGTTGATAACTGAACCCACAACAAAACCCACATTCACCAACGCCCCTGCCACTTACCTAAGAAGTAAAAAGCAACAAATAAAATGCCGCCACTAAGTACAAAGATAAGAGCACCAATGGCAAAGTTAATAGCCGCATCAACTTGCTCTTGCTTGCGATAAAGCTCATCTTTTCTTTGCTTTCTCATTTGGGCCTCAATCGCCAAAACCTCTTTCCATGCGCTAGGCCCATAAACGAAAGAAATTTCATCCTTAATGGTTTGGCGCATTTCCTCAAACTTACGCTTATTATTCCATATCAAGATCGCGCTTTCCTCATCAGAACCCCGAAATGTTTTTTTCCAAAAAGGTGGGTTCTTTTCACGCTCTTCTAGCTGTGTAAAATCAGAAAAAGCTTTACCCCATTGCGCTAATTGACCCGACATTTCTTGTAGATCTTTACCCGCACCAATAGCCGCTTTAATTGCTTTAAAGCTACCTGTTGCTAGGGCAACGCAACTTATTGGGTCCATTTACATTCTGGTGATAATGGTAATCAGCATGAGGATCATAGCACCCGCTGATCCGATTAATATATTCTCGAGTTTTTTAATTCTTAGTATGGTCTCTTTCCAACGTTCTTCTAGTTGCGTCTCCACTTTGACCATCCTTTTATCTAAACTTGCTAATGTAGGTTTACTCATTCAATTACTCCGGTTTAGTAGGCCAATCGCTATCTTCAAGATGAGGCCAGTTCTTATGCGTTGTCAAATCACGCAATAATTGTCTGTACGATTTCATCTCATCAGACATTGTAACGTCAGATAGGGCGTAGAAGTCTGTTGTGCCTAATAAAAAGTCACGATTGCTTCTGTTTCCGTTTGCTATACCCTGATTGTACTCTTGTATTTCTTCATCAGTTTTTTCAGCAACATTCCAAGTCATTTCCCAGTTGCCGTTTACAAGAGAAGGTTCCTCGCTTTGCGACAGGTTTTGTGTAGCCTCATTATAGCTTGGGGCAGTTGTTACGCTTACTGGATAAACACCCCACTCAGCAAATTGCTCATCTGTTAAACTGCGTGGAAAAGAAGTTTGTGGGTTTTCACTTCTCAAGTCACCTAATGAATAAGGAAACTTTTCTATAGAACCGTTTTTTATTTTTACATACATGTTTTTCTCCTTAAAGATTAAGTGTCGTTGTACCAAGAGAAACAGCAGAGTTATCTAATGTGTACGATGTAGAGCTTTGGTATCGCTGTGCGGTTTGCGTTCCTAAGTCTGATATAGAAATACCGCTAAGACTGTTTACTGTCGGATTTGAAAGAGGCTGAATAAAGATGTTTCCATTCTGACCACTAGCTGACCAATCTTTAGGTGCTGAACATGCAAACTGCCTATCGTTACCAACGCCACTTACAACCGTACCATACCCACCAAGCCAGACATTATCTGCATTAGTTGAACCTGTTGTTCCTTGAGAATATAAATGTGCAGAAGTACATCCTACGATGTAACCGCCTTGATAATTACCGCTTGTGTCGGTGGCATAAATGCACACACCATATCTATTTGATGAGAGTGGTGTGTATGAACTGTTTAACATAACCATACCGCTATGATATATGTACCCATCATTATTATCATAATGCGTTCCAATATTTCCAACATTAACTATTTCTTGAAATACATATTCCTTGGCATGAGAGACGCTAATGTTGTAAGTACTACTTGGGGAAAATTTAATATAAGCAGGGGCGTTGTTTGTTGTTGTACCCATACAACCCAAGTAAGCATTTCCTGAACTGTCGGTTGCTATTTTGTTGTGATAATATTGCAATTCTCGTGCAGATGACGAACTTATTGAATAATATTTACTGTTATGGCTACTTGAGGCTTCTCTTGCTATATACCAATATCCACCATATCCACCGTGACCTGATACCCAAATTGTGTCAGAAGATGTAAAATTGTACTTTCCACCAATATGCCAATGAGTATTCCCACCATTATAAACACCGTTTACTGGTATTGAAGATTGCTCACTTGCGGCTTTTTTAAAAATAACACCATTCGCCCAAGGCACTGTCCCATCCCGATACATCAAAATACAGCAAAGATCACCATTGTTGATACCAATAGGGTTTGTAGGTTGAGAAATTCGCCATCCAGAAGAAGTAGAATTATTATACCAAGTATTCGTAGTGCCAACGTTAAAAGTAGCATTAAGCTCATCATTAACCAAGTACATCTGTTGATAGTTATAACTTGGCTGTATTGACCTAACTAAGCCAAAATTTGCCATGTTGCCATACGTGTATGGTGAGCCGTAACTGCTTCCTGTATTACTGTTGTTCGTGTCGTGACTTTTTGAAGTGTTCAACGACCCATCTGGATTCCAGACTAAATATACTGTTCTTACATTAGATGCATTTCTAATGGACTGTAGAAAATAACCATTAGAGTTTACTGCACCTTGAACATAAGCCGCAGAATATTGCACACCACTCGTACTTGTCAGATGCGAAAACCAAGCACTACTACCACCTGCGGAAGCAAACATTAATTTTTTATATGCAACCATTTTATATTACCCCATCGCCTGACCCGCCGCAAAACCATAATAGGTTGTGCCGCCGCTGTAAGTTACGAATACAAATACATCTACCGCGCCACTTGTCGTTGAAAGCGTTGGTGCAGTTGCATTAGGCCAATCTACAGAACTAGGCCAAGTGATTGTTCTAGCTGTACTGTCTTGTGTGACCTTTAGCGTAAACGCAGAAGCACGACCCGACGCTCCTGGGTTGCTGAACGTATACGTGACGTTTTCGGTCAATGTGTGAGTGAAATTCGTGCCAGTATGAAGATCTAAAGTTGCAGCAAGGCTAGATGATGTAATTGCAGTGCTTTCCTCAACAATACCATTGTCAAAAGTAACAACTCCATTTGCATCAGCCGTGACAACCTTACTTGCTTGTGACGTTCCAAGTGTTGTGAGATCGTTGTAGTTTAACTCAGCGGCAGTAGCCGTAACGCCCAAATCAGACAAAGCTAAAGTGCTTAACTTGCTGTTAAGTTGAGTTTGAATATTGCTTGTCACACCATCGACAAAGTTTAGCTCTGCGCCAGTTGCGGTAATCGTTGTTCCACCAACCTTAAACGCTGTAAAATCCGGTGAGGTTAATGCACTTGTACCAACATCCATGTCTTTGAGGTGCCCCATAATAGCCCTAAGAGCGTTATTGACGTTTGAGGGGGCCATACCTTCGTCTATATCAATGTTGGCTACATCCGTATTCGATGAAGCCGTAGCACTGTACTGTGCTATGGTGTTCTTAGCCATTATTCAAATTCCTCTTCTAATAGTTCTGAACCGTCAAATATTCCCGCTTGCACCAGAACAGCGTTTAGCCTCTTATTTCGCGCAGCTTTCAGTTTTGCCGTAGTAGGTCTTTCTAATAAATCAGCCATTAACTTTGGGTCTTTTATTGCTTCAGCAAGAATGGTCTTAACTCTGAGCTTTGGCATCTTGTCGAAAACCTTTTGTGCGGTTCTTACCCCTGCCCCTGCTAACACCAATGGAGCACCCGCCGCTTGTCCTAGCGCACTAGAACCGCCTAAGTTTGCACCGCCAATTCTCAGCAATAAATCAAAGAAAACATCTTCTTTACCCAACAGGTTTTCAAACTGTTCTGTGTTTGCCAGTGCGCTTTCAAACTCTTTTGTCTTGGCTATTAAACGATCAACGTTTTTCATTTGCTGTGAGTTGAACAAGCCGTTTACCATCAAGCTCTGCCTAACAGTCTGATTACCTGTTTTTGCATTTAATATTTGCTCAAGCCTGTTGCCTGATATCATTCCTGATCCAGTAGAGGCGCTGTCTAACAGTGTCTCGTACACACCATATCGTAGGCCATCCATGACGCTTGGATCTCTAGATCTTTTAGCAAGCCTCGCCACATCCCTAATGCCCCCTGCAACATCATTTGATTTTAAAACGTTCAAAACAAAATCGTTTACATTGTTTGTACCTAACACCTTGGCAGCGGTGGACTTCTCTCTTGCAAACTTAGTCCCATCTTGGGCTTGCTTGGCTGCTCTTTCAGCTAATCGTGCGGCTGTCTCAGTGCTTCTAAAAGAGTCGGTCAAACCTAAGTCTTGTATTGTTTGAGCGTTAGACTTGATAAATCTATCAAGCTCTTGAGGGTTAATAGAACCATCATAATTTGTCGCTTTATTTGCAAAAGATTGCAGAAAATTTTGCTGTAACTGCATCATGTCACCAGATTGAACCCCAACTTGATCTGGGACACTGGCATTTCGTAATGCTTGCAAATTAAGTAATGTTTGTTGATCCTGACCAGTTTTCGCAACATCTAGTGTTCGAGTAGGATCAACAGTTATACCGCCATCACGATCAAAGCCTAATGTCTTACCGACAAAACCTTGAGTAAACTTTTTGTTAAGTTCCCTTGAGAATGATCTTGCTGTTTGTGCAATATCGCCAGTAACTTGATCCAAGTCTTTCAACATCGCATCAGCAATCTCAGAATACATTCTTGCATCACCGAATTTCTTTTGCGCCCTAGCCTCTCTAGCAAGTTCTAAATAACGACTTCGTGTGCTTAATAACGCACCAGAAGTTGTTTCGCCTTTCCCAAGATTTTGCTTTTTCTGATTTTTTTTAATATTTTTGATGAGATTATTTATAGGCTCAGGAAGTTTCTCACCAGTATTTTTAAAATCCTCAGTTAAAGTTTTGTAAGCACTCAGCGTATTATCAGCTTGTACTGTAAGATCGCGCTTAACACCTGACCAGAGTTGGTTTTCTGTATCTCTTGCTGTTTTAAGAGCCGTTTCTACAATATCTCTAGCTTGTGAGTTTACTTGAGCACGATCAACATTAGGCATATTTGTTGCTTGTAAATCTTGCGCCCTTTTTGTAGCGGATTTTACACGTTCATCTAACGACTGTACTAGGTAATCTTGTCTAGCTTGTGCAGCTAATCTTACCAATTCAGGATCACCACTTGTGATTGCGGCACGATAAGCATCATTGAACTCATTAATAGCAACCTGTGTTTGCTTTGCTACATCCTCACTAATTTTACCACCAGACCTAACAAGCTCATTCTCAATTGCTAAAAAACCTTGGTTTCCTGTGACCTGTCCGGCTGTGCCACCGCCCTTCGCGGCGCGTAACTTCTTAGCTTCACTTTCTAAATCTAAACCACGATCCAATTGATCTTTCTGCACTAATCTAGCGGCCTCTCTTTCCTTACCGCTTGGCGTCAACGTGCCTAATGCTCTTGTAAGGTTAGCTGTAAGAGTTGGTAAAACAGTTGATAAAATAATAGGAGAAAACGCCCCTGCCAATTCGCCGTACATCCTAGTTGTAGGATCACCTGGATTAGCTTGCTCTGCAATGCCCGCACCAAAAGCAGGGCCAAGTGCCAATCCTGTTTCTACCGCCGCTGTAGTTCCTGGGTTTGCCGCCGTAGTCTTTATTATATCGTCAACAGTTTGTGATACTATATTTGATTTTGGTGCAGCTTTAGCTGTTGCGTCTAATGCTGATACTTTTCTTGCCGCGCCGAAAACAGGAAGCATCGTTCCAACTGTTTGACCAAAAACCTCACCGCCTTGGGCAAATGGTCTTTGATCTTTTGGCAAGTCCTTAATGTCTTTGTAACCTAAATCAAGTAAGCCCGACATTGCGTTTCGTATAGATTGAGAGCCGCCTACTGGATTTTCTGTGATAGGGCCAAAACCTTGCTCACCAGGAAGTAAATTTAATAACTTTGGTAACTGATTTATTGCGTCAACAGGAGCACCAAGAACATCAGCCAAACCGACATTGACCCCTCTTCCGGCTCCTTCGACTCTTTCCCCAAGCGACGAGTTGTACACCTCAAGAAAAGCATCTTTAACAGTTTCAAAATCGGAAGTTCCCTTTTTATCTTGATTATCAATGAGCCATTGAGCAAATTCATCAGCGGTAGACATTAGTTGCTCCTTTCCCTGTTTATAATTTCTAACGCTTGGTCAACTTTTGAGGATTTGGTACCACCTGTGTTGCCGTAATTTGTTTTGAACTCAATTAAAGATTCTCTGAGGCTTGCAATTAAGTTTGGAAATGTATTTACAACATTAACAGACAATGTTTTTTGACTAGCCGTTAAACCCTCTTCGCGCTGCGCCGACACTGCCTCTCTTAATTTTTGTTCTAAAACTGGAATTAATCGTTCAACCTTAGATCTCATTTCAGAGTCGTTATCTCTGTCATTTGGCAAAATACGTTTAACGTCTTGTTGCGTTCTTACTGAACCTTGCGAGCTAATCTGCTTAACTAAATTTGGCATTACAAGGCTTTCTAAAGCCGCTAGATTAGTTTTCTCATCTGTCCTATCTGGAAAAGCTGTGGCAGTTACAAGACCTAGCCCCTTGTTTACAATATCCCTAAACACCCCAGGAACATCACCCCCCGCCGCTAATGGAATATTTATAGATGATATTGGAGATTGGCTAGCGTCACCAACTGGTATTTCAAGCCCATCACCACTTAGATTGTTTGTTTGCTCAATTTTTGTTGGGGCTTTTATTGCACCTTGGCTAGTAGCACTTTCAATAAGGTTTTGCTGAGTAGCTTCATCAAGAGCGAAAACCGTTCCGGCAGGGATTGTTCTACCATTAATGATAACATCTTTAAGAGATGAAAGATTTACTAAGCTTGTTGATTTTGGGTCTTTTGGTGTAATGCCATAAAGTGCTTTATTCCACTGTGTTGATCCCTCTGCTATTCCACCATCAATCAAAGCCTTACGTTTTTCTTGAAATGCACTTAGAGGCTGATCTTTAATACCGAACAAGGCTTGGTTGTATTCGTCGGTTCCCTCAGTAAAACCACTTGAGATAAGTGCTTGCTGTTTTTCTGCAAAAGCAGATTGCTTTTCAGGAGTAATGTTAAACAACGCTTGTAAATATTGTGGGCTACCTTCCTGTATACCCGCTTCAATCAATGCTTTTTGCTTTTCAACAAAAGTAGAATCTTTTTCAGGAGTAATCCCAAACATAGCTTTATTATATTCTACGGACCCCGCAAGTATTCCGGCATCTTTTAGAAGATTAGCCTTTTCTTGTAGATTAGATAAATTTTCTGTTTTTACTGCATTAGGGAAAACTCTTTCCCCTTGGTTTGGACCGTCTGTGTAACGCAAGAACCCATCAACCCCTTTAGCTGTTCCTGGTTTCGCCTTTGCTGTAGGATTAGCAAGAATATTTACTTTATTATCAAGCTCATTAATCTGCGCTACTGTTCCCGCCGGAAAGCCTCTAGCAGCCAACTCATCAGCATTGAGATTTCTAAACTTGTTTGTTGGTTTACGCTTTGCCGCTTCTAAATTAGCAATCAGACTTACCGCCGCTTCAGGACTAGCATTTATCAGTTGCTGTATTCTTGGGTCATCACCGTATTGTTCTGCTAGTTGCAGTAGAGCCGCCTTGCGCCGTCTGTCCTCTTCCATGTCCTGAAAGCTACCATATGTGCCTATTCCGGCTTGTATGGCTTGCAAAGGGTTTTGACCGTCCAGTAACCCCACACCAGTAGTAAGCAGCCCAAGGTTTGCGGGCATACCAAGCTTACCAAAGCTATTATTAAAGTTGTCAAATATACCCATTATATCGCCCCCATCACTTCATTACTCAACGCTGCATAATCAAGCATCAAAAAGCCTGTTGGGTGTCTATAAACATGTTCAGGATAAAGTTTTCGTGCCTCTTGAGCCATGAAACCTTCCGTTGGGTAAATTTCAAAATGGTGTCTTTTAGCTGTTTTGTTCCATTTCCAACGGTAGACATTCAATCCGTTAGGATGCTTACCAAGCAACTCTACATCTTCTTTCAGCCTATTATCGGAAGCAAGCAATCCAAGCAGCCCACCGCCTATGCCGCCCATAGATGCGGTAATACCTGGAATAGCGAGAGTATTCGCCAAGCTAGCCCCCGCTAAAGCCCCGCCTAGACCTGATTGGAGAGCACTAGGCCCACCGCCTGTCTGCGTAGAAGTTGTACCAAACATTCCTTGACCCATTCCAGAAGCGGCAAGAAGCGCATTAATCTGGTTTTGATCCAGTGCGTTTTGCTGTGCCACTCTTGCTCTTTCAGCATCAATAGCCGCTTGTGCAGGAGCTTGCTGCATTGCGCCCAGATCCTGAAGTGTGCCAATTCTACTTTGATCAGCCCCAAGCAATCCTGGTAGTGCTTGTGCAGCGGCTAACTGCATCTGTGCATTTGCCTCTGACGCCCTCAATTGATTAGAAGCAAGTGATTCAGAAGCACCCAATTGACGAGATAAATCTGCTTGCTCTGCTCTTAGCAAGTTGTTTGCAATGTCAGAGTTTTGCCCAAGGTTTTGACCAAATGCCGCTGATAATGCTCTTGTAGCATCAACTTGATTGGATAAGTTTGTTTGCCCTGCGCCAACAATGTTTTGCCCAAGGGACGCTTCCCTCGAAAGGTCTTGCCCTGAGACATTACCCAAAGCTTGTGCAGCCGCTAATCTGTTTGCTCTGTCTTGCTGTAAATTCTGAGCTAATATTGGAGCCGCTGCGTTTGATACCCCTGCCCCTAGTGCTCCGGCAAATGAGTCTGAGCCAAGTCTACCGCCAAGAGCATACTGTGACGTTGCTTTATCTACTGCACCAGAAATAGCATTACCAAGTTGCTGTTGAAGATATGGGTTAGTCCCACCATCCATAGCTAATTGGCCCAACAACCCTGTCGCTAGATTTTCACGGTTTTGCTGCGCTGTTAGAGGATCTAGACTTGTTGATTGCTGTGATAAGCCCTGCAATTGAGCAACGGCGGGATCTGAACTGCCGAATAAACTCTCTAAGCGAGAAGCATCCGCAAATTGATTTGAAAGCCTACTTAGATTTGCGTCATCAAATCCAATTCCAGTATTACCTTGGGCAAAATCAGTAAATGTACTTTGCGCCTGATTGATATAATCGGGGCGACTTGATAAGTTAGCCGCATTAGCAAGAGCCGCATTTTGCAATGCAGAAAAGTCTGCCATCGCGGGTCCATCATAAGCAGTAGGATTAAACTCAGACGTGGCCCTAAATGCAGCATCAAACGGATTAAAGTCAGTGTAAGCCTGTTCTAATGCAGCTTCAACGGCGGGGGGAAGGGCTTGAACATTTGTAATCGTTTGATTTTTGCTTCCTTTACCCATCACTTAATTCCTTCTTAAATGTAATATAAGATTGTTCCCATCCATGCGGTTTTAAAAACTTTGACCATGCCCTGCGCCCATAGCCCTCAAGATGAGAGCAATGATTTCGCTTTGCATGTTCTTCGATTGCTTTTTGAGCCATTCCCAACCATTCCTTAATTCTCGAACCGCCGATAAAATCCATTGCCAGAGCTTTCCTCTGTGGGTAGTCAATTATTCGTGTGGTAATCACGCCAACAAACTCGCCGCTATCTTCGTCAACAGCCACCCAACACACGTAAACCCCCGCTAGTGCAGCGTCATAAACGTCTTTAATTCTGATTAATTCTGGCGAAAGGCGAACAGCTTTGTTCAATAATGGAGCCACATGCTGCCACACTTTAGGCAGTAACGGAGCACCAATTGGTACTATTTTCATTTTTATCCAATAACGATGTAAATAAAAGTTCTGTCTGTTTGAGAGTTATTAGCGTGAGTTATTATGAAACTCTGCTTTGCCCTTGTAGATAAGAACATTGTGCCGCCGCCTTGTTCAGCCGCCGCATTTGCTGTTGTTGGGGTAAAAAAAATAACGCTTTCAGTACCCACACGGTAATCTGTAACTGTTGTGCTTGCTGCACTTGCAGAAAGAGTAACTTCCCCCGCTGCATTGATTTTGCCATCCACCAAAAGATTAACAACATTTGCTATTTCCCTTGGTGATCCTCCGCTTGCCGGAAGCTTTACATAATTTATTTCTGTCATCGTCTGCCAACAGCAACGCTGTCTACATCAACACCTAAAGCATATCGCCACGTTCCACTGGCATTTACCCTAACACGATGATAGCGCCCATTTGATCTGACAGGGCAGTTATTATCTGCATTTAAGGCTACAGAACTGCCAAAACTTGGTGTATCTATCTGTCTCGAACGCGAACCAACCTGAACTGTTAAAGTCGGAGCCACATCTTTTGAAGTGACATAAGGTGTTACACCTCTCACCAAAGATTGACGCAAAGGCGCTACCTCAAACTCAGTTGTTTCTAAAACAGCATCTAACTGAGCACCAGTTAAGGTTTGAAGTTTTTTGTCTTTACTAGCCGATAATTGAAAAAACCCACCCGCATAAAATCGAGAGTCTAATGGAGTTGTTAGAGCGTCCAAGTTACTATTTAAACTGTCTAAACCTTCTAAGGTCATATTTGGCGTTAATGATGATCCTAAAAACTCATGGTCTAAATGTATTATTGACCATTTCTGTACAGCATAATTATAAACCAAAATTCTATTTGGCTCACCTGTGCTTTCTCTATCAGCGTAGGACCACATTACCGTCTGTGTTTCTGGATCAATTATTGAGCTTAATCTTTCAATGTATTGAAAGTTCACGTCATCAAAGAAAAAGTTATCTACCTTCTCCGCACCAATAGGAACGGACTGACTTCCATTAAAGAAGAAAAATCCATCGTCTGCCAAGTAAAATACCTGTGTTGGCCCTAATGCAGCAACTGAATTGGGGTAGTTACAACCATGACCAGTTTCTACCTTCTCAAATGTAAAAATTAGTGGAGAACCAACATATTGCATACGAGCAATAGCTTTTTCCAATAAAACCACACCAAATTCACCGCCAACCAATCCGGTTATATGCCCTGCGTCAGCAATGTCCTGAAAATCAGCTTGCGCTGTTCCTAAAGTCCAAGAGTTCGCATCATTAATCTGTGACCATCTTACTCTAGAGCGATATGTGTTGCCTGAATAAGCCACATTTGCTGTAACAACAAAGTCCCTTACAACCGCTAAATGTTTAGCAGCGGGAGCACCAGAAATAGCTGAAAAAGCTGAACTACTGCCAACAGTAAACTTTTGCAGAGCATCTGAATCACTACCCCCTGCGATAACATCATTTCCAAAACGAACAAATTTCCATTGCTCATCGCCAGAAACGCTATAACCACCTGAAGCACTAACGTCAGCTAATGCAAACGTTCCATTGTTCATTTTGTAAAGTTTTCCCTGATCTCCGGCAAAAATAGAAACTACACTTAAATCATCTTTTGTCGCGTAAATTCCCCTAATACGATTGTCAGCCGCCGAACTAACTTCAGACAGTCCAAAAAAAGGCCTATAGCCTCGTGCAGCGGGAATAACGTTTTGCGCTACTGTTGCACCTGGATTATTTAAGTCTGATTGATCTGGTAGCCAATCACCAAAAGGTATCATTAAGCCGCTCCCTTCCTATCCATATGCAGCCGCTGACAACACGCCAATCCAATTACTGCCACCATCTCTTGTGTAGAATACATACAGATTACTTTCCCCACTTGCAGGGGCATCTGGTGCGCTAGCTCCTGCCCAGTCTACAGATGAGGGCCATGTGAGTGTGTGAGTACCACCTGCTGTTACCTGTAAAACAAAACCACTTGCGTAACCTGATGTAGGGCTTGTGAAAGTAAATGTAGTATTGCCACTGGTTGTAAGGCTAAATCCACCGCCACTGTTTACGTCAACGTTTGGACTTGTACCTGATAGTGCATC